ACTGGGTTTCGCTGGGTTATCTGTCTGTTCGGGAGCCAGCCAGCAGTCCCCGCACAGCCCGTCCGGGTTCGCCCCGCAGCGGCAGATCACACTGCCACCTTCAGGGCATCGCCGTCCTTGGAGTAAATCTTTATGACTACTACCTCCTCTGGCGTCTCAATCAGAATTGTCCGGTGGTAATAGCCGGATTTTTCGTTGTAAAGCAATTCGCCCAGATTGATGTTCACCACATTGCGCACTTCGATGTTCATGCGTATTCCTCTTGGATTAGTTGTTCAATGGTTTCGCAATCGCGGTCTGTCATTTTGCGTTGAAGCCAAGGTGCAGGGCGGCCTCGACGGTCGCAAACAATGTACTCTGCGCACTCGCCGTCTGCCGGGTGGCAGTCCTCCGGCAATAGGTGAGTGATGGCTGGGGTTGACCAGCCCGTGTTGATTACATCAATCAGGCAGGGGATGCCTGAAATACGCGCTTCAATCATGCTACTTCCTTCTTGGTTGGTTTCTTTTCACTACGGAACGGACTGTAAATAGCTTGCTTTATTACTGCAAGCCTTTTTGTAAAATATTTTCTTGCCGCATGAAATTCTTTCCTTTACACCCTGCCCGCAATCGGTTATGGTGCGCCCGTGCAATCCAGCACTCAATGAGAACAAAATCATGTACAAGCAGATTTGGCAGACCCTTTCAAAGATTGACTGCTCGGCCCATGTCGAGAAGAAAAACGGCCTCAGCTACCTAAGCTGGGCCTGGGCTTGGGGCGTCTTGATGGAGCATTACCCTGATGCTCAATACAGCTTCGACCCCCCGCAGATCTTTCCAAACGGAACGCAGATGGTTTTCTGCACCGTAACCATCGGTGAATGCAGCCGCAGGATGTGGCTGCCCGTGATGGATCACCGCAACAAGTCGATAGTTGACCCGGACTCTTTCTCGGTCAACACAAGCATGATGCGGTGCCTGGTGAAATGTCTCGCCCTGTACGGGCTGGGCCACTACATCTACGCAGGAGAGGATCTTCCAGCCGTTGAGATCCAACCAGTCACCGAGGGCCAGGTAGCAGAGTTGGTCGCGCTGATTGAAACCTTGGGCGACCGAATAAACTTGGAAGCATTCCTCGGCTTCTTCAAGATCGCTTCGCTGGCCGAAATGAAGTCCTCGGACTTCGCCAAAGCCAAAGCGTTGCTAGAAAAGAAGGCAAAGCAATGAGGATCATCACCGCAGACCAAAGAACACCGGAATGGTACGCCGCTCGACTGGGCGTACCTACCGCGTCCCAGTTCGGAAAGCTCCTCACGCCAACCGGCAAGCGGTCAACGCAAGCTGACGGCTACATAAACAAACTGGTGGCCGAAATCCTTACTGGGAAATCAGACTTTGAAGAACCCAACGCCGCAATGGCTCGCGGAACGGAACTCGAACCGGAAGCGCGGAGTTACTATTCCCTGATCAACCCCGTCGAGGAAATCGGCTTCTGCCTTCACGACGACGGCTTCGGCTGCTCGCCAGACGGCCTTGTAGGCTCTACGGGGCTGCTGGAGATCAAATGTCCGCTACCCCATACCCACGTTGAGTACCTCGTCGAAAACGCGCTACCGGGCCTGTACGTCCCGCAGGTGCAGGGTCAGCTTTTGGTGACTGGGAGGGAATGGTGCGACTTCCTTTCCTATCACCCAGACATGAAGCCATTGCTGGTCAGGGTCGAGAGGGACGAAAACTATATTTCCGCGCTCCATGAAGTATTATTAGAAACCGTTGATAGAATACAGACTCTCGCCAACCAACTGAGGAAAGACTGATGCACATAGGACAAATGTTGAAAAAGTACGTTGAAGCCAATCACCGCAAAAATACGGAGTTCTGCCGTATGGTTGGGATTTCAAGCCAAAGACTTCAAGCCTACTTCCGGTCGGCCAATGTCCGTTGGTCGACGATTGAGATGATCGCCTCGAAGCTCGGAATGAGCGGCGAGCAGTTTGTTTCAGCTTTGAAAATTTATGGAGAACAACATGGTCATCAAGCAGATCAAGCCTGACTGGTGGACATTGTCATCTGATGATGGAGTCCAGCGCTTTGTGTGGTTCGGCAGAACACGCGAGGAAGTCTTGGCAAAGTTTCGGTCATGGCTACGATGGCATGACCTCGAACGCGTGAGGGTACATCATGGACTGTAAATGTATCCCGGATTCATGGATCGGTGAGCCTGGGCCGATTTGTGACAAATACGAACCTACCGCAGACCATTACTGCGTGTCGTGCCATCACGACGCTTTGTGCCATGAGGTCAAAAATGAACCTTCTGACCGCGCTGATTGAATCAGGAATGCTGCGCGAGGACTCGCCTGGCGTGATGTCATGGCAGCCTTCAATGAAACGCGCTGAAGCTCTTGCTGCCATTCTGAGCGGGTTCAATTACAAGCCCTTCGTCGGACTCGAAGCGAAAGACTTGCAAGGGATCCCGCACGACCACTACGCAGGAGCAGTCTGGGCTGACCAAAAGTTGAGGGAAAAAAACGAATGACAAATAACATAAAGCCTTTACGCGAGCTGCCTTTTGGCTTGATACGTCAGACAAAATCAAGAGATTACTGGCGGGCAAGCAAGCAAAAGGTCACAGTGACCTGTAAGAACTGCGGAATAGAAAGCACCCAAAGCCAAGGTCAGATGCGCAAATTCCATTCTGAGGGTTACGTTTGTCTTTCTTGCAACAAGAAAGGGAAAGACGAATTGCTGGCAGCAAGACTGGCGATTGCAAAAAGAAAGTTGGAGATGAAGAAATGAACAAAGACGATATCTATTTCAATCCGCCCGACGCTTATGTCAGAGAAAAGCCGCCATGGACAAAAGATGTTGACCAACACATCAAAGATTTTTTTGCCAGCGGCGGCAAAGTAACTGTTTTAGCTCACGGGGAAAGCGTTTATGGCAAACAGGCCAAGCGTGACCCTATGGCCTTCGTAATCAATCCCCGCAAATCACGAGAGGAATAGCTCTCGCTCTTCGAGGCGGCGGTTCTGAAGTCCTTTCAGGACTCGGCCGCCTGCTTTGTTCCACTTCAAGAATTCGTCAGCGGCTCCTGCAATATCACCTCGGTTGAATTTCATCCGCAGAGTAGATGATTGCAGATTTCCGAGACCCACGTTGAAACTGAAGGAAACCAAAGCGTCAAACTGTGCTTGGCTATCAGAAGAGCCAGGGCACAGTCTAAGTACGCCGCTCTCAAAACGCTGAAGATCAGATCGCAGAATCGCAACAATCCCATCGTCACTCCAATCCTTATCATGCTCAGGCCGCAAAGGATAGCTCTTGCGATCTTCGAGCTTTAGCTTCCCTTGCTCTGGATACAAAACGTGACCGTACCCAATCGTCCACAAATTCGCCGGACAGCGGTATGGCGAATTCCGTTTACCTTCGTGATGCTTTATCAGGTCAACCGCAGCGTCACTAACTTTCATTTCTTAAACGCTTGGCTACCGAAGTGAAAAGCTACAATGCTTGACCAGATTATCTGTGTCTCCTCATCCCACAACAGCGCCATAGCGTCTTGAAACGCAACGCCAGTCTGAATGGCGTAGTAAAACCCGAATCCATCGACAGCGCAGAGAAGCAGGAACATTCCATAGGTGATCATCGGCCTGACTAAAGCGCGAAGGTTAATCACCCAGGTTGACGCGCCTTTGCCAATCTCAATGTCATGCTGCATCAACGCCGACCGTTCAGACATCGCGGCCTTGATTGCAACCTGCTCAGTTTTGATTTCTTCAAGACGCTGCTGGGCAATGTATCCTCTTTCCGCCATTTCGAGTTCGCGCTCTTTCGCCGCCTGAAGCAAAAGCAATTCATGCTTCTTGTCTTGGCGATCTTGGAAAAAGTCCAATAACTTCGGAAGCCCACCGGCAAGGAATGAAATCACTGTGGATAACAAAGTTAGCATTATTCATTTCTCCCAATTAACCATGTTGCAAACGCTATCGGAACAGCCAGTATTGCTACAACAATCAGAGCGGCTATCAGATTCTGCGCGGCCTTTGCCTGATTGCGGCGTTGTTTTGCTTGGAGTCTTTCCCGGCTTTCCCTGATTGACCGCCGCTCTTCCATCATCTCGCGATATACATCAACGCCGAATCGGTAAACAATCAACTCGCGAAGCTCCTTCTCCTGCTGTTCAATCTTCTTGCGCCGCATCAAGTTCTCAAGAGCTTCCTGCTCAACAGACCCTTTGTGTAACAACTTCTTAAAAAGCGGCGGGTCGCGGCTTTCCTCTTCTGCTTGCTTTAGATCAGCGCACGCGCCGAACCAAGTACCCAGTTGCCCACCAATGTCTTCGATCTCCCGACCGGCTTCGACCGCCCGCTTGATAAAATTGTACGCCGCAGAAGCGGTCGCAAACGCGGTGACAGGATCAAGCACAACACGTTACTCCGCTCCTGAGTCGCTTCCGCTGAGTTTCATCCACGCGCCGAACGTCAGCAGGCCCAGTACGATCATCGTGCCCCAACGGGCCACGGTCTGCCAGATGGCTTTTTTCAGCTCACGCCAATCAGTAATCAGGGAGCGTAGATCGCGGACATCGTTTCCGGCGTGGTCATCGTGTAGGCCGATCTCCTTCAAGACCGACTTCATCTCTTCGCGAATTACCATCCGCAGGGTGCCTTCTTCGATTTCCACGGGTTACTCCTTACGGCTTAAAGAAAGATTGACGGAACGGCACCCACACCGCGTAGATGCTATCAAAGTTGGCGTCAGTAATGACTAGGGAGTTGCCATTAGCAAACTTGAACACAGTGTCGGGGAAAGTAGTACCGGATGCCCTTGCCAACGTGATTCCCATAGCAACCGCCGTCAGTCCGTTCTGATCGTCTCGCGTAGCCGAACACATAACCCCCTCGATGAGAGTGCCGACCAACTTGGGGTCTTGTGGGGCTGGTTCTGGTGCTGGGGGTGGCGGCGCGTCGTTAGGGTTATCGCTGATGGTGTATGCACCAAGGATCGAAAACTGGAAATCAGTCCCATCGCAACGAAGCCTATCATCTAGGGTTTCAATGACCGAAAATGGGCCGATGTTGCCTGCCTGCCTTACGATTGTCTTCATGCCAGCAGCTCCATTTTGATTAGCTCATTGCCAGTAGCAACCCAGTTTTCTCTGTCATTTCTGCCGACTGATCCTGTCCCATATAGCGTCACGAGCGAATAAAACTGAACGCCTGAAGAGTTAATTCTAGTTTCTAAACTTACATACGCGCCGCCACCAAGATTTGTATTTCTGATTGCATACCCATACCCGGTGCCGTAGAAGTTTGTGCGTGGGCGCACAAGCGACAACCATCCAGAACCGTTTCTTTCAAACATAGAATTGACAGCCCCTATAACGCTGGCAAATGTTTTATTTATTGATGGGCTACTCCCGCTGCAATCGACTGAAAAAATATTGTAATTTCCGGGCGTTCCGGATGCCCATTCAATAACGATTACATTTGTTCCATAGAGATATGCACACGCTCTTTGGGTGAACGAATCCCCTAGTGATGAAATCGCGGTTCCCGCAGACGCTGTGCCTGATGAATCAGTAAGAATGTTCGCACCCTGCCCCGTGGTGCTTGTTGCACTCAAAACAAGAACTTTGGACGATCCGACAACAATACAATCTGAGTAAGGATTTGTGGCCGAAATAAGCGTGGCTGTTGAAATTGTGGTTGTTGTGCCAGTCAATGTCACGATACCGCCAACTAATACATTCGTTCCCCCATTTAGATACAGCAAACAAAACCTTGTTCCAAGAGGAAAGAATTTAATCAATCCCGGACTTGAAACGCTTGCTGTTGTTGTGCCGGTTCCTATAGTTAGCGTTGACCCGCTTACAGTGTAAGGCGTTGTATAAATTGAGCTTAAACTGTTTGACCTTGAAGCCACGATAATCTTGTCGCCGGTTGCCACAACTGCCATATCTGCATCGGCAGAGGGGGTTGCCGCGCTGCCAATAGTTACAGTTGTGCCGCTTATTGAGATGGCGCGAAGCTCTCTTGTTGGTGTAGCGACTGTGTAATTGATAACAAAACTATTCGGCAGTGACGGAATTGCAACAATGCCGTTGCGATTTGTAAAATTTGATATGTTCCCCGAAAGCGTAGCAGTCGCCGCCGTGTTTGCCGTCAGGGCAAGCGTTCCAGCATTCAGCGTCACAACAACCGCTTCAAGCGCTGTGCTTGAACTTGTACACGACACTACAAGCAATTGCGTGGACGTATGCTTGATGGCAACTATGTTTCCAACCCCGCAATTTGTTGCCCTTACCACCAGTGGACTACCGAACGCATCGGTTGAGTTTTTATGCGCTACAGCAACAACATTTCCGCTAGAGTTAGCGCCGACGACAATTTCAATATCGCCATCCATGTCATAGGATGTTGTTGCTGTAGTATTCAGCATCCCGCCTGCAAACGCCGTGGTGGTGAGCCTTGACGTGTAGCCAATGATGGCAGTGCTAGGGGCCGTTGACTGCCAAGTAGTGCCATTAGAGGTCAAGACGTTACCACTAGCACCGGGTGCCACAAACTGAACAGCACTTGTGCCGTTGCCGAGGATGACGTTGTTGGCAGTCAGAGTCGTGGCTCCTGTACCACCATTGGCAGGAGATAGAGTTCCAGTTACCTGAGTAGCCAGGTTGATCGTTGTAGCTACCGGAGCAACAGCCTGCCACGAAGAACCGTTGTAGACCTTCATTTCGTTTGAAACGGTATTGAAATACAACGCGCCCGTAATTAACGGGTTGCCGTCGTTGTCTACTGTCGGATCAGATGACTTTTGCCCGAGGTAACGGTCGTCAAAGTTATCGTAACTGGTCGCTGCCGACGCGGCAGACGATGCAGCGCTTGTCGCCGAACTAGCCGCATTCGTTGCAGAGGTTGAAGCAGAACTTGCCGAGTTTGATGCATTCGTGGCTGATGTACTTGCCGAGCTTGCACTGTTGGCTGCGTTCGTCGCAGACGTTGATGCGTTACTCGCAGAGGTGCTTGCCGAGCTGGCAGAACTCGCTGCGTTGCTTGCCTGGGTAGTCGCCGTTGATGCTGACGAAGATGCCGAGGAAGCAGACGCCGCCGCGTTTGTTGCACTGGTTGCAGCATTGCTTGCCGAGGTGCTTGCCGCAGTCGCAGAGTTGGCTGCGTTTGTAGCACTAGTGGATGCATTGCTTGCTGACGTAGAAGCCGAGCTTGCGCTAGAAGCGGCATTGGTCGCTGACGTTGAAGCGTTGCTTGCACTAGTACTCGCAGAGCTTGCAGAGCTTGCAGCATTCGTTGCTTGCGTGGTCGCGGTGGTAGCCGAGTTCGCGGCATTGGTGGCCGACGTAGACGCGGCACTAGCACTCGCAGCAGCAGCCGTAGCACTCGCAGCAGCAGCAGCAGATGTCCCTACCCACCAAGACGGTGAGCTTGCCGGAATGTGATTGGTGTTTGCGTTCTGAAGCGAGGTGTAAAGGATGCCGTCCGTTCCAACCACGTTAGCGTTGATCGCATAGGTTGAGGTCGAATTCCACACCAGTTGAATCGGAACCCACCATGATGTTTGGGTCGAAGGATTTTTATTCAGGTTGGCGTTCTGAAGCGATTGGTAAACGATTGAATCGTAGGTGACGACCGAACCTAATTTGTACGTTGTACCTGCGTTCCACTCAACGGAGTAGAGAAACGTCCAATATCCGCTAGTAGTGACTGGGTTGTTATTGACGTTGCCGTTGACCAGCGAAACGTAGAAGTTGCCGTCCGACCCTTGGACAACATCGTTCGCGTTGTAATCTTTTGACGCGATCCAGGCATTACCAAAGGTGGACGCGGTATCTCCTACGGGGTCACGAACCAAAATCTGCGTGTCATCCGATTTGGTCAGAATCGCCTTTGCAACACCATCAAAGAAGATGTTTGGCTGACGACCCGCCGCAGTCAAAATGACTGGGTTTGAATTCGGAATGGTATAGTTGATGTCGGCATACGTTGTTTTCGCAGTCGTAGTGCCGGTCTCGTAGAAGTAGATTTTCCCGCTGACAAGAGGATCGCCAGCATCATCAAAATATTGTGTATCGAGCGAACCAAAGCGAGCCATTGCTCATTCCTCGTTTGACTGTTGCGCGCCAAAACCAACTACCGCAGCAGATCGGCCCCTATAATCTGGCGACGCGACACGGCGAAGCTCTGTCGTCAGCCTGTCCACGCTGCCAGTTTCCAAAAGCCGTCGCAGATCATTCGGGTTCATGCCAGCCGTCAAAAGTATGTCGCCAGCTTGAATGAGTCCCTTCAGATAAAGGTCACTGCCTTTCTCGGCCCTCATGTTGTCAATGATACCAGTAACCTCGCGCGCAAGTTGTGTCGGACTTGTCACCAACGATGCAGCCTGACCGAGAGCCTGTCTGTATCCACCGGCTGGCATAAGCGACTCTTTGATCCGCTGAAGCTGTCCAGCGGTCGTTGAGTTGCCACTAACAGCGTTCCTCGTAACAACGAACTCTGTTTCTCGCCTCAGGCTATTCATAAACGCTTGTCGAGTTCTGGCATTATCAAATAGCGTGCCCAGCTTCATCGCGTCGCCATTTTTGCCGAACAACGCCTGTACCTGATTGCGAGTTGCGCCGGTGTTGTCAATCCGATTCAAAATAGCTTCTTTCGCACCCAGTATGTAAGCGTTCCTTTCAGGTTGCGTCATTACGCTCGTCAGGTCTCGCAATTCCCGTGCGTTGGTCTGGAAAATCTCTCCACCCAATGTCGCAGCGTCTTCAATTGCCATTTTTCCAGCGTACAGTTGCCGCGCTTGCCCATATTCTGGGATTTGCGCGTCAGCCTCTCGAACCATGTAATTGCGCAACTGAATCAGCCGTCTTGCTTCTTGATTCTGTCCACCTCGAAGCGCAGCGCCAATCTGGTCATCCAGAGCGCGTTTCGTTTCGTCAATCAGGTCGAAGTTGCTTACTTGCTCACCCATCGCTCGACGGTCAGCAAGCCTTCTCTGCACTTCCGGCTGAACTCGGCCGATGGCGCTATCACCTTCAAACCTAGCCCTCAAAGCTGGCGGAATGGATATTCCCTGTTGAGATGCTTGTTGGTAAAGCTGACGAACTTGTGGGCCAAGCGTCTGATCGACGGTTTGCAGGTAATTGTCCAAACTATCAGCGCTGATGATATCCATTGACTGCGCAATCCGCGCTCCCGATCCCGCCTGACGCTGGTTTACAGCCCTGCGGGCCTGTCCTGATATCCCTTCGTCCACGTTCATCGCCGCCCTGAGAATCTCGCGGAATGACTGGTCAATATCCGCTGGAAGGGCATTAGGGCCGAGAGATCGGTACTGCCTCATGGCATCTTCAACCGACATCCCAGACGCCCTTAAAGACTTAGCCAACATCTCTCCGGCGACATCCCGACGCGCACGCGATAGGTTGCCAGCCATTGCGGTGAAGTCCGTTTTATTCGTTAGCATCCGGTCAATCCCAGAGATGATCGGGATGCCAGTAACCCCACCGGCTAACGCACCGACAAATTCGCCGCCAGGAAGCCCTGTTTCTTTTCCTATCTCACCGCCAACTACAGCTCCGGTTGTTGCGACAGCCTCTTGCGCCGGGGTTGTCCTAGCCATCTCAGTCGCAACTCGCCTCGCAACAGATGGCGTAGCCGTTTGGGGAAGCATTCTCATGCCAGCCCGCAACGCCGCCTGTGGCCCCATAGCCATCGGGAGAGCCTCGCCAATGCCAGAGACAATTTGCTGCGAAAGCCCCGGCTGCATATACGCCCCAGCGGGAGCCAACGCGCCAACGGATTCAAGCGATCTACGAACGGTCGGCACTCTAGCTTCTACGCCAGAAATCTGCAAAAGACTGTTGATAGCATCCGGCCCAAAGAAATCGATTACATCCGCAACCGATCTCCCCGCCGCATTGGCGGCTTCCATCAATGGTCGCGTGCCGGGCAGGCTGAAAAGCGTTCTCGCTATAGGGTCGGATTGGATTGCCTCTCGATATTGTTGCGCAGCAAAGTCTGACTCTGTGGCAATACCAGCAGAAATTGCTTTCTGTTTAATATCCTCTTTTGAGGTTCCATCTGGGACGTTGCGTAGAACAACACCGTTTGGAAGTGTCACATCCATTACAAATCACCCCAGTTGAAAATTGATCTTGATTGAGTTGCAGTCTGGGCTGTTGGCGCTTGCGCCGATGGTATTTCAATGCCCTTCTCTCTCAACTTTGTTTCAAGCCTTCTTGTTATTTGATTTAGTTTCTGTTTTGCCGCCTCATCACTCATTCGCAAATCAAGTCCGCTTGCCGCGCTAGCAATCAACTCTATGTCTGACTGCGACAAAACCCCAGACATACGCCCAAGATTGCCCATAGTGAGAAGATTTTTTAATTCATCCAAAGCAACCTCGAGATCGCCTGACGATGCCTTTAATGTTGGCGTTCTTGAAGAAACAGTGCCAAATATCGCGCCGATGTTTGGGTCAGATGCAAGTTTGTTAGCTAGCTCATATGCTCTCAGCACTTCAGCATTTTGCATAGACTGCTGTTCTAATGTTGCTGCTGACTTCTGCGCAGACTCAGCCTGCTGTCTTTGGGCCTCAGATAACTGCGCACCAATTAATTGCTGGCCGAGATCGGGAGGAATAAACCCAAGGTTTATATCGGTCATCATTTTACCGATTGGAGACTCTGGGGTGCGCGTAGTCTCAGGTTTCGGGGCCGTTGGCGGCTCAAATATGACACCACCTGTTATCGGATTGACCAGCCTGTCCCCCACAACAACACCTTTGGTTGCTTCAGGCAGCTTTATCAAGCCCTTGTCAACCCCTGCGGCAACCACCAAAGCAGTTTGCGTCTGCGCCCTTTGTAGTGCTTCTGGGTCTCCAGTTATTGACCGTCTTACATCTTCGTAAATGCTTGCCGTTGGATCACTGGAGAACTTTATCCCCAATTCTTGTTCAAGCGATTTCATTGTCTGCATACGGTTTTCAAGCAGATTAAGACCTGCTTCGAGATTGCCATCCATCAGATAATTCATCAGCACCAATCCGTCCTGATACCCAGCAGCTTCAACCTGTTGCTTGAATTCATAGTCTTCCATAATCGTCTGGCGCTGACGCTGACGCTGTTGGTCAGCCAATGCCTGTTGCTGGCGAGCCAGTGCCTGTTCCTGCGCCATTTCCTGGCGGAATTGCGGAACCTGTTGGGAGAAAGACGCGCCCAGACCGCGAAGAAGTAAACCGATGTCTTGTGCCATGTCAAAGCCCTGCTAATGCCGACGAAAGCCAGCTTGAGTTGAGAGCGGAAAGCGGCATCGCATAGCCAGGCGCAGTACCGCTTACTTGAGTCGGTCGAGTCGTCACCCCAAGATTCCCGCCACCCAGTTGATACCCAAGGGCAGCAGCGTTCAGAGCGTTACCGGCTGCCTGGCCGTAGGAAAACGGCTGCATCTGCGCGAACGGCTGCCCTGCGAGCATATTCGCCTGATTGACCGCGAAGCCCTGCTGAGACGCCGCCTGATTCTCTGCCGCCTGTTGGAATGCGTTGATCTGGTCTTGGGTATACCCCTGAGCCAGCCCCAATCCTGCCGTTCCGTAGCGGTTCAGGATGTCGCTGAGATAGTTGCCTTGGGCAGATGCCAGATTACCAAGCCCAGCCGCCGCAGTACCCACCTGACCAGCCAGAAGCTGACCGGCCTGCATCCGTTGATTAGCAATATCAGCCGCCGTTCCGTATTGCAAATTGGCGATATTTCCGCCCGTCTGAAGCCCCATGTTCGCAAGGTTGGCCGCGTATTGACCCTGCGCCCCCGCGAGGTTCTGGCGCTGTCCTGCGATGTTCTGAGCGGTTCCCGTAGCAAGGTTGGCAAGGTTCGTCCCGTACTGAGACTCAAGCCCTGCAAGGTTCTCCCTCTGACCAGCGACGCTTTGCGCAGTCCCCGTCCCAAGATTCGCAAGGTTAGTCCCCAAGCCCGTCAGGATGTTCGCGCCAGAACCGGCAGCGTTTAGCCCAATCCCTGAAAGGTTCCCAAGGTTGCCGATTTGCTGTTGGAGTCCCTGACTGGCGAGACCCTGACCGAATCTCACCAGCTCCTGCTGTACCCTGCCGCCCCCTAGACCGCCTGTAGCGGCCGCGCCAGCGAGAGTTGACCGCTCCCCTTGCTCTCGAAGGAAACGAACGTAGGGGCTTTCCTGATAGGCTTGGTTGAATGCGTCCTGACCCAGCGCGCCAGACAATGCAAGCTGCTGCTGTAGAGCCTGAGTGCCCGCCTGTTGGTAGGGCTGGAACAACCCTGCCGCTTGGCCCATGTAGTTCTGAATGTCGCCTCTGGCGCGTTCTCCTGCGGCCTGGATGCCTGCGATGTTCTCGCCATACAGTCCACGCCCAGTTTGCATTGCTTGAGTAAGACTTCCCTGCGCTGCCTGTTGTGCTGCGCGAAGGTCATCAAGGTTCAATCCGTAAAGTCTTGCGACCTCCTGCATACCGGCGGAAAGGTCACCACGCGCCGCCTGTTGCGCAGCCTGTTGGGTGGCGATTGCCTGATTCATCCCGCGATTAGCGGCCGCCTCGAAGCCTCTCACCCCCGTTGGGGTCTGACCTACGGGGGCCAAAGACTGCTGTTCAATCACCGCGTTGATTCGCGGCATGATGGATTCAACGCTTACGTTTTGCGCACGAGCCACCTGTTCGGGAGTGATCCCAAACTGGTTCATCGTTTGATAGATTTGAGCGTCGCTGGCTTGAGGATTGTTCGCCAGATACTGATTGATCTGCGCATCAATTCTCTGGTTAACGTCACCGATATTCGTACCAGTCGCCCGTGCTATCTGGTCAGGAGAGACCTGATACTGCTTCATAGCGAGCAGAACCTGCTCGTCGGTAGCTTGAGGGTTGTCAGCTAACCACTGCCTGATTTGCTCATCGGTAACCATAACTTATCCCTGTGCCTGACCAGCCATGTAAGGCGGCAAGTTCAACCGCCCGCGAGGAAGTTGTGCGCCGCCGAAAATCCCAGCCAACATTGCTGGATCGTAGGAAATCTGCGTAGGTTGAAGCGCGGAATAGTCCATCGGCTCACCAAGAATAGCAGCGCGCTGAAGCGGAAGCCCTGCGAGCAACGCCCTCTGAGCAGCCACATTGCCCTGCTGATAGAGATTTGCAGTAGGCCCGTAAAGCTGAGAGAGCATTCCCAATCCTTGCTGCATACCCTGCTGGCGCATCCTCTGACCAGTACCAAACGCCTGCTGACGAATATCCTGCGCAGCCTGATAGCCAGGGGCGAGCGCGGATAGTCCAGCCTGCGTCCTCGCAGCCGCTGCTTCGTTGGCTTGGTTAACAGCCTTGCCTTGAGAACGGCGATCCAATGCACTTCCAGCGAGTGATGCAGCAGCCGTTGTCGCAGCAGATCGTGCCGCAGTTCCAAACAACGCCTTTCCAGCAGCACCTAACGCAGCTTCAATTCCCATGTTCCCACCTCGATCCGACTCTGCGGAAATCTAATGATTCCAACATTCTGACCAGCCCAACCCGACTATCAGGGGCGGTCGTCCAAACTATCTCAAAATCCTGATGCAACCACTCCAGCCCATCTTTCATCGTCTGCCTGACAATCCCGCGATCTCGGAATTTACAAGCAACGTGAACTTCGATCTCTTTCCAGTCAGGCTTCGTAAGAACCAACAGCCTTTCATTCATCACCAGCTTGATCCACTCAGCATTTACGCTCACTGGGTCAAACGAGAGAAACTTTCTTACCGAGGGGTCACGAAGGTACTCTAACGCTTCGTCCTCCTCGCAAGCCCTTACACTAAAAGCCATCCCTGCGTTACATCCCCGCCGATATCCGGCAACATCTTACGGTACTCAATATTTCCCGCAGTCCCAGCAGAATTGATATACAGTGAATACTGTCTAGCACTCACCACGCCTTCAGGACTTCCCACTCCGATAATCGGAATGCTCAACGATGCGTCAATCGTCCAATTTCGGAATTGCTGAGTCATCGTCCCATTCGGCTCAACAATTGGGTTTGCAGCGTTCAGCCTAGGGCCGGTCATTTCGCACCCGGAATGACGTTAGCGGTCAACTGGATTATCACAGGTTTCACCGCATCGGATAAGGTGAAACGAAACACCTCAAACCTCGATGCTCGTCCGTTGCGTCTCCATATTGCTCGGCGGTTGTATTCACCAACCTTTCCCAACTTGCGCAATCGCTGGTCTGACCATGTTTTACCGTCAACACTTCTGTCCATCGCAATCACTGGGTCAACAACGTCATCGTTACCGACCCCAGATTCTACGGTTAACTCCAACGACGGAACGAAGATTGACTGCATATCGTTCTGAAATGGCTGGGTGGCTACCGTCCGAATGATCGCCCCTTCGTATTCAGTAAAAAGGTCAGGGTTGAGCTTCCCAACCCTGCCGTCAATGATGTCACCGCAGAGAATTTGATTGTAAGCCTGGGTAAACCCGCTCACGCGATAACCTACCTGCTCTCCCTCAATATAAGACTTCCGCTCATGCCAACGCTTTGATGAGTGGTCGTAAACCAACGTTGAGTTTGGCAATGCGAAGGCAACGAAATACGCGCCGTTCTGCGAATACGTCCATGCGTAAATGTTTGCCAACTGAGTATCAGTGAGTGACTTTAAGATAAAGTCGATGGCCACCGTTGAAATCTTCTGAGTGGAGTTCCCTGCGAACGCCCAGATTGCCGGAGACTCATTTTGACCTCCGCCAACCCACATAAACGTGTCTTGCGTGTTGATTAGGGAGTAGGGAGAGAAAACACCTTTATCAAGAAAAAGTCCCGTCCGCTGAAACGGGAAATCACTTCCACCGATGTTCTGGAACGCCTCGAAGGTCTGGCCGCCAGAGATGAACAACTGGTTCTTGAAAACTATCGGAGCAACGATGTTGTCAGGGTCAGACTCCGCCGTGCCAAAATCCAAAGCGTTCCAGCTCAATCCATTGTTGATTGCCGAAACGATAAACTTTTTCGTGTCGGTCGAAACAACAAAATACCCATCAACAAACACGACAAACTGAGGATTGCCGTTCGCAGTGAAATCAGGGTCTGTGATCTGCGAGAACGTATCAGTGACTTGGTTGTAGATGTAACCATTCCCACCAGGCACCAACACCAACAACTGCGTTCCATTGTCTGACATCGAGCATCTGGCAGTCCCAGCGACAGTCCCTAACTCCACGAGATCGTAAATCTCAGTCGGGATCACCTGCGTTTGATCAAGACGATACAGCTTCGTGCCGTTTACGAAATACGGAACACCAGCCATCGTATGGCATCCGCGATTGGCCTGAAGAATCGTCCCAGAGGTTTCTACCTGCTCAATGCCTGGCGTCCCTCGTAGCGTTTCCTGCGCCAACGCTGGCGCACTCTCAACCACTACATACCAGTTCGTGCATTCCTGCGCAGAAATCGGCAGTGAGTTCGAGACGTAGAAACCGTTTGTGATTGGCAGGATCATCAATGGACACTCAAAACTGCGCGAGACACCGTGATGTTGTTCGTTGCAGTAGAATTCTGCACGAACACCTCAACGTAGTCATTTGTCGCCAGTGACAACTGCCAAACTGCTGACATATTCATATCAGAACCATGACTGATATGGGCCTCTTGCCGCGAGCCTGCGATGGTCGTTCCATTTTTCGCAACGTAGATCGAAATGTGCTGATTTGATCCGCTCGTTGGATCAAGTGATAGGGCCGCCGATACTCGGATAATTTGCGTCTCAGCACCGGTATACGTCAACCGTCCACCAGTAGTCCCTGTGAAACTACCTCCGAGATCAACCGTCCACGTTCCAGCAACCAACACAGGCGTCGCGGTAGATGCAATCACCGTGGCGGTGGAATTGCCCTGCATATAAACCTGGCCGTAGATTTGAGCTTGTTCCGCCGCAATCTCGATGGTATCGCCGGTCGTCGTTAAATTGATGCCAGCCCCAGCCACAAGAGAAACAAACGTCGGACTCGGGTCGGAGATGTTCAACATCAGCGGCTCACCAGTGGTGTCAACCGTGAAGTTGTGCGCAATCTCTATGCCATTTTCAGCAGATACGTTCGTGACGATACCCGCTCCGTCCTCAATGTTTCGGATGTTGTTTACAGTCCCTTGCACATCCAAAACCGGCGTACCTGTAACCGCCCCGTCCTGAACAATCGTTCCTGTAACGCCAAGCCCCGAAAGGAAGTTGGTGTAGGAAATCTTGTAGTTGTACCCGTTAGCGAAAAAGCCAAGAAACGATCCAGAGGGAATCGAAGTCTGCGCAGTAAAGTCGCTTTGTTTTACACCGTAGGCGCGGTCACTCATTGGTAGAAGCCTCTAGTGCTATTGTGCCAATCGTTTCGGCAAGGATTGACTCCTCGCTTTCAGGATAGAAATTCCAAGTCCAACCATAGCCTGCGTCGGAGTTGCCAGAGCCAATCGGAAGGGTTGATGGCTTTCTCGTCGCGCCGATAGTTTGACCAAGCATCCTCATGGCTTGCAAACCTTCTCGAGCCTGAAGGACTAGCGCATCAGAAACGACGCCACCGTAATCCGGTGCCACCTCAATTGCCAAGTTTGAAATCAACCCACGCAAAGCGCCGG